TTAACAGGTGTAAAGTATTGGTTATTTGGTAATTTTACAGCCATTAATACTTCTCTTCTATTATTTTATATATTTTTAAGTTACCTTCTGCGTCTGGTCTAAGCTCTGCTTTGACTTGTCCACACTCATAACGAATAACATTTTCTCTGCCAACTGCTAAGTTACGCTCAGCTTCACGCTTTGCTTTCAAACATTTTGATAGCCCGTCTGTCATCATATGGCCGTCAAGCGACTCATTGACAAACATGCATAAACTAAACACAACACTAATAATTGGATCCATTTTGCCTCACTTTATCTTTTAAGTTTTCTACATCACTTTGCATTTTTTCTAATTGACTTTTTAGAAAGTCAATGTTTATATTATTACTTTCAATAGATTGTACTTCTTTTTCCATGACTTCATTTTGCTCAGCAATAAATTCTATGAGCATGTACAATTCTTGATTTACAGGCGTTTGTTCAGCTTTTTTTAACAAATCAGCTTCCATTAATTGTCTTGCAGTTTCAAGTTGGGTCAACCTCTGTGTCAAATCACTGTAGGCGAAGATCCCAATCCCTATAGCCGCGATCAACCCAATAAGGTTTCTCATAGGCATACTAATCGCTGTGTTATCTGATATCTTCATTAT